ATACCATATTAGTGGTAACTCGTCAAGGGGAAACTGTCACGACCCGCTTTCTTTCACGATTGTTCTTGCGGTTTTATGATCATGCCAATTGAGTATTTCTACCTGTTTGTCGTTTAAGTCTTTGTAATGTTGGAAAAAGTTTTTAGACACCTCTAGGAAGAGCGGGTCAATATCATCAAGAGAATCGTAGTTTCTCACGTGAGAAATTGGAGTGCCTAGTATTTTATAATCCTTCTTGCCTTCATCGTTCATGTCTAACACTCCTAGTACGAGGCATTCTACTACCGTTCCTCTTAGTATGGGCGTTGAGTTGTAAACTAAAATGTCCAACGCATCTCCGTCGTCTGCCTTTGTTTGTGGTATAAATCCATAGCTGGCGGGATAGGTCATTGCGCTTAATAGGCTTCTGTCATATTTAAAAACCCCTAATTCGTTATCGTACTCGTATTTCGCACTTGTCCCTTTGGGGATTTCAACTACAGCGTTAACGATCTTAGGCCAATCTTGATGTTGTGGTATGTTATATAGATTCATCTGTATCGGAATTATATACATCCCCAAGGTCTTTTTCAACCTCTCTCCACTCTTTTGAGACAGATTCTTTAAGCTTGGCTTTCTCTTTTGAAATTTTGCTGTCACTAAACCCCCAAAAGGTTATTTCCCATAAAATTCTCGCCAAACATTCATCTTCTTTGGTTGATGTTGCATTGGTGATTTTAAGTCCTACAATCTCCCCCCAAGAAACAAAATCCAAAGCAAAGAGTTCATCTTTTTTATTGTCAATAAGGCAGACATCTATAATGGGCTCGGGGGGAGTTTCGAGATCATCCTCTATCTGCGTTATGTAAATTTCTGTATCATGGAGAGTGTTAATCGCTTCTGTTTTTATTAATTCTTTCCACGCTGTATAAAAATTAAGATCTAAATTATATATATCTTCAGGCTTTTTTTCTTTTAGGAATATTCTGTATATTAAATTAAAGATATTTTTATATCTGTACTTTTTTAATAGTTCTTTTATTGTCATTGTTAAAGTAGTAAATTGGTGGATTTATGGGGCTTTCTCTATTTTCTGTTTGGTACATGAGGTTATAGAATTTTAATAATTGAGTCTGCTTTTGTATCGTTTCATCTTGCCATTCTACTACACTCTTTAAGTCTTTTACCGATTCTGTGTGAAATGCATATCCCCATATGAGAAAAATTATTAATATAATGACGGGGTAGTTCGGTTCTGTCTTGTTCATGTATTTTATTACACAAAAAACTGCGAGTCAAAATTTATTCGATTTTGAAAGTTTGAGCATTAATTTAACATAGTCTCTGGCGTATTCTATACCTGAAATTTGTATATCTATATTTCTTAGCTCCTCTTCTTTGGCTAGGATTTCATCAAGCAATCCCTCTGACGCAAAAGCATCCTCTGTTGCAAGCGCTCTTTCTGAAGATCTGTATAGGCCCATTAATTCAAGCTCTTTTTCCTGCTTGAGTTTTTTATGCGAATCTATCACCTCTTGAATCAGGAAGATCGCATTAAAATCTTCTTCGTCTTTTTTAATGTAATACATCTTTACTATAATATAAAAAAAGGTCTCCTATTTCTAGAAGACCCTTTAAAAGATGACCGCTTGTTAGATAGGGCGACTACCAAGCCAAGCGGTTCTCTCGCGCGATTAAAAATGGTGTGGGGAGGGACTACTTATGCACCCTCAGCTTTTCGGGACAAACTAAAGTTCGTTTACCTACTTCGCACTACAGATTAGACTTGGCATTCGTCTTAGGCTCATCCGATTGGACTCCACCTCCCCACCACAGGGAATCTGCATACCTTAGCCCATTTGTCATAGGCTTATTCGCTAGCCACCCCCTCATCGAGGGTGGGTCACCCACAGGAGAGATTATAAGCCTCCCCAAAGTAATTAAAATTTAAAAGAACAGTTTGAAATTGAACCACTATTATACATGAATAGTTATGGTATGTCAAGTGTTTTATGAATATAAATAGTTAGAGCCTTCTTTTCTGCCAGCATATCTGCTTGCCGAAACTGGATAATGCTCAAAGCCATTAATAACTCTCTGTTCTTCTTCGCTAGGCTTGATTACGACTGAGAGGTTGCCCTCCTTGTCGAAAAATAATGCCCCGCTTTCGATTGAGCCAGAAGGCTCAAAGTAAAAGGCTCTTATTGAAATCTTATCCATATTGCTGGCGCTTATATCTTTCATCAAGCATAAGTTTTCTATTGCAATACTAGCAGCTTCTCCAAAGGCGTATTTCGACGATATTTTACTTTCAGTTTTTAGCTCTTCATCAGTCTTTGTAAACCTACCCTTGTCCATGTTGTGGAAAGCTAAAGCCTCTCTGTTTTCGAAATTCAGTAGCACTGCTACTCCTCCTCTCCATTTATCCCAAAAAGAGTTTCCAATCCTTCCTAGCACACCTGCTTTATTGTTGCTAATATATTTATGGATGGCATATCTTGCCATATTGATCGGTATTGCTCCATGGTTGTTTCCCCAGTCTCCAGTGTAATATGGATCTTGTATTGACGAATATCTACCTGTTCTTTTCATTATACTGGTTTATTGTTGAGATAATATATTTTAATATTGCACTTCGCTTGATGTCTTCCTCTCCAAATTCAAAATGCTCAATACCTTTCTGCCTGCTCTTGTAGCCATTGAATATTTTACACATTTGAGAAAAACCGCTTCTTCCGTTTATATCACTTTGCATGTTGTCTCCGCATATGAAAAGTTTTGTGTTTTCCCCTATTCTCGTGACAAGTGTGAGTAATTCTTTGAATGTAAAATTTTGAGCTTCGTCCGCAATTATAATTTTATTCATCCAACTCGCTCCTCTCAGGAAATTTATAGGCATCGCTGATATCCTTCCTTTTTCGAGCAGATCGGTTTTTAGGGAGGTGTTTTTTGGCAACATTTCCTCCAGCTTGTCCATGAGCGGCATCATATAGGGGTTGAATTTTTCTGCAAGGTCTCCTGGAAGGGCTCCAAGACCTTTGTCTGCACTCTCGATCACCGTTCTAACATAAACCAAATCAAGATTATCTTCTGAACTTAATAGTCTAAGAGCGGAATAAACCGACATATAGGTCTTACTCGTCCCCGCTGGACCATTAATGAACATGATCTTCGTCTTCCTTGATAGGGACCTCTCTAGGAAATGAAGCTGCTTGTCGTCAAGCTTTAGCGAATTAACGACAATATTCTGTTTAAGTTGCGGAATGTTAAACACTGGACGTTTTTTCTTAGACATCAGTTATTATTACACCTAACTTTTATATTCTAACTTCCTTCCATGTTACTTTTTTCTCTTTTATTAAATCTCTTATTCTTCTTTGCTTGGTTGATAGCGATGCTTTGCCCGTCTTTATCTCTACAAATACCACTTCATCATCCTCAAATACCACATAGTCAATGGGTTGACCCAAAAATTGAGCTTTCTGCGGATCATACCCAAAAGCACTTAAGAATGGAGCTATTTTCTCTGCGGATTGACCGAATATTGTCTGCCTACTCTTCTCTAGGGAGTCCTTTCTTGCTTGCGATTTTAATAACTCTTTTTTGTTTAATTTTTCCCTTCTATACAGGAAGGAAATTATAAATAGCCCTAGAGCTAAGAGGTATGTTAGGTAACTTTCCGTCAATTTATCGAGGGGGTCGCAATTTTTGAATCTCTTTGAGGAGGTAGTCTAATTTTGACCGAACCTTTTTATCTGAAAGATTTACCTTGGACTCGATTTCTTTAATTTTATTGCTAATTTTTTCTATCTCCGCACTCATAGTAAGCCTTTACTCTCGCAGATTCCCATTGCGTACCCTACTTTATAGTTAAACTTTGAAATCCAAAGCGTCATCCCTAAGACAATGTAAGGGTCTATGACTCCAAACCCAAAATTATAAAATACTATAAATGTAACTATTATTAGTGGGCAAAACTTGTTTAGTATATAATCTATTATTCCTTGATTCATTATGTTATTGTGTTTGGGTTTTTTGTTTTAACTATCCCCACTTTTTTAGAACAGAGAGGAGAGTACTCCTTAAGCATTTCCACTAAACTTCTAGCCCTCCTTTGAGCGTCTGCTTCTTTTTCGTAATTTTGCGGCTCAACCCTCCTGCCTCTTCGGGTAACTACATACATGGTTTTGGTATTAAGGCTCATTTTTTATTTTTTCCATATTGAAACGTTTTTAAGTTTTATAATGTCTGACATCTTTACTTGGGTAATTTGATCCCTTCTTCCTTTTCTTTGGTATATTTGGTATTTTGCTTGATGAGCTCTATCCACGAACCCCAAATCAAAACGCACTTTAGATTCTATTAGTTCGACTATACTTTTTCTCGATGCTACAACGAAATCCTTGTCCCTTTCGAACGCAATAAAATTTGCATCTCCGTGTATCCATCCATTTCTTCCTTGCACATTCTTTATTTCTATCCAAATCCAGTCATCATTAAACTTTTTGTCTCTCCTTGATACTCTTTTTCTTGCTTTAATGTCTACTGAGACCTCTCTTGAGTCTTTGCTTCCTTCGTCTACTCCTTCTAGGAACATATCTATATGCTTGTGCATATTTTCCTCCCTTGTGGATCTTCTCGTTAGGTAGCCCCTGCTCTTTGCGAGCTCTTCAAAAGAGTCTTCCGCTGAATGCCCCTCAACTGAGCACTTTCCGTCCTTATCAAATTTATTACGATACATGTTTAATTAAACCAATCTTTTGAAGCCAAACCCTGCTTACTACTATAGGCGTTCGGTCTCCGATGTAAGGTTGTAGTTCTCCCAATGTTACGGAAACGAATGATGTTGAACCTTTTGTTCTTCCGCTTCCTTGTTTTCTTACTGTTCCGTCTTTGTTAATTGTCGGATTTTTCATTATGTTATAATAATAACATAAAATTAATAAATGGTCAAGGAAAAAAAATTAAAATTATCTGCCAGTTGAGCCGAAGCCTTTGTTCCCTCTATCGGAGGGAGAGAGGTCTTCAGATTCTTCAAGGGTAATTGGTGGCAATTTTAAGAAAACAATTTGCCCGATCTTGTCGCCTGCTATGTATGCAGTTCTTGTTGAGTCTGGAGAAAATCTAAACTTTACCTCTCCTCTATAACCAGGATCTATTAATCCAGCAGAATTCTTGAGCATATGGTGGGTTTTTGATATGCTTGATCTTGGCAAAAGAAATCCAGCGTAGCCTTTTGGGATCTCAAAAGCTAGTCCTGTTCCGTATTCTGTATAGAGTCCGCTTGATTCATTTACTGACCAGTCCATGTTGCACGCATACAAATCGAATCCAGCATCATGTTCATGGGCTCTTTCTGGTTCTCTTGCTTTGGGGTGAAGTTTTTTGAATTTAATTTTCATAACTTGTTACTTCTATGTTTGCTTGTTTTAATAATTTAATTCCGTCTGAATTTTTATAAAAATCTTTGTAAACTACCCTACCGATTCCAGATTGAATAATTAATTTTGAACAATCCGTGCAGGGGGGTATGGTGATATACATTGTTGAACCTTCGCTTGATTGCGTTGACTTCGCTAGCTTGGTAATTGCGTTGCTCTCTGCATGTAGGACTTCTGGTTTTGTCATTAAAGCCTTTGAGTCATGTTCGTCTAATCTTATCTCGCAGCAATTATTAAAGCCTCTAGGGGTTCCATTGTAGCCATCAGAAATAATCATTCCGTCTTTTACGATAAGGCAACCAACTTTTTTTCTAACCGCTTGAGATAATTCTGCCCATCTAGCAGCCATGTCTAGGTACGCTACATCTAAGGTATTTCTGCTTGGCATTATGCTAGCCCCAACTCCTTCATCCACCAAGGCATCCAGGATTCCACGGAAACTTCAGCGCTCCAGTTTAACATTTTTTTTGCCATGCTATTGTCGCACAGAGTAATTCTAGGTTCAATAACTGGATCAACGTTAATTGTTTCCCCTCCCATTAGGTTTGCTATTTCATTAACGCTTCTATTGTCTCCCATGCCAATATTAATCCTCTCCCCTTTCCCTGTTTTTTTTGATGTTGCCGCCAGTATATTAGCCCTTGCAACATCCTTAACATAAACAAAGTCCCTTCGCTGCTCTCCGTCTCCTCTAATGGTCATTGGCTCTCCCTTTAGCATCTGCTGTGCAAAAACCCCCATAACAAGCGTATACGCCCCTTCTAGGGGCATTCTCTCTCCAAACACGTTGAAATACCTTAGCGAGACTGTTTTTATGCCATAAAGGAGCGAGAACAGCTCGCAATACTGTTCTCCTATTAATTTATGCAAACCATAAGGACTTAAGGGGTTTATGTCTGCCTTCTCCGACGTGGGAAATTGGTTTGTGTCTCCGTAAACCGCTGAAGTTGAGCTGAAAACGAACTTTTTTACGCCCGCTCTTCTTGAGAGATCTAAAATTCTTAATGTTGCATTTACATTTGAATCGTGGTATTCAATTGGATTTTGTATGGAGGGTTCCACTCTTGGAAGCGCCGCAAGGTGGAAAACATAATCAACCCCCTTGAGCGCTGACATAATTGTCTCGTCGTTCTCCGCGTATCTAAGGTCTGTCTGGTAGGCCGTGGCTCCATGGGGTACGTTTGCGATCTTTCCTGATTCAAAATTGTCTATAACCTTTACTTTAAAGCCTTGATCCAAAAGCTCTTCTGCTAAATTGCTCCCTATAAAACCCCCTCCTCCTGTAACTAACGCATTCACCTTCTGATTAGAAATGGAAACTCCTCTTCTTTGAAGAAGCTCTTTAAGGATTTCTCATCATCATCTTCCTTCTTCTTGAATCCTGAATCTTCTACTGGAATTTTCTTTATATCTTCCATTGAGGGCATTTCTTCTTCTGGGTCAAGCGCCCAAAGCAAATCATTTTTTACCGCCCATTTCTTCATCCTTCTAATAGGAACCATAAGGTTAAATTGTTCTCCCGCTCCCCTTACTAGCATTCCGACATACTTCCCGTCCTGTAGGTATACTCCTCCTCCTGAGGAACCTGGAAAGGCAGTGACGGTGGTTTGGTCAAATTCAACTTTGCCATGTATCCGACCAATCTGTGACACTATACCGCTTGTCATACTATTCGCACCCATTTGACCTAAAAGAGATCCAACATGAAATAGTTGCGTTCCTATTGGAACGATAGGATCATCATTGTTTAAATAAAAACTGGCATTATCTTTGCCATAATCTTTGGCCCTCACCATTAGTAGGGCTAAATCTTCTCCGTCATCTGCATCGCTATACTTAATGACAACTGCGTCCATTTTAATTTCTCCAACCCTGCGCCCGCCCTCCACGAGCTCTTTGATGATTTGAACATCATCAAATTCTACCACCTTCTTGTTTGCGCCGTCAGCAATCACCGTTCTGACGTCTCTTAGATTGCTCACTGCATGACCGCAGGTCCACACAAAAGTTATCTTTTCTCCTTCAATATTCCTTGTGATTAACACCCCTGAACCCTCTGACTTTGAGTATTCCCCCTCAGCTTTAATTGTAACTGAAATGTCTTGTAGGTATTTTGCAATTTCCTTGCGGCTTTTTTTCTTTTCGGAAAAGACTGAAGTTGATAGAGATAGAATGAGAAGGAAAGTTAATGCGTATTTCATGTAGATTAATTTAAGGTTTGCGTTATATTTATATAATATATCGCTCAACCCTTTATTCTATTAAATCACTTCGAACCTTACTGCACTTAACTCTCTTAATTCCGTTCCCCCTCCGTAAGATATAGAGCTCTGGAGGTCTTGCGTAATCTCACTTAATTTCTCTTTTAATAGCATGCCGTTCTGGGGGAGTTTTTTAAGTTTTCCCTCGATGTTTTTTTTAATTCTTTTGTTTTCAAAAGAAGCTGAACCAAAATAAGCTTTATGCAATATACCGTCTACCTCAACAGTCGTCGCTGGACTGTCAACGCAGGAGGCGAAAATTCCCCCTGCCATCACAAAGTCTGCCCCAGCGACAATAGCTTTTGCTATATCTCCATTATGTCGAACTCCTCCATCAGCAATGATAGGGATAATTCCTTCTGCGGACCTTGGGCTTACCAAACCGTTTACCTTTCTTGCTGTATCAAAAAGGTCTCCCCCGTAGTGAATTTTCGAACATCTCTGTACGCATGAGAACATAGGCATTGTAAAGCCTGTTTTGTTTTTAGTCGTGCATGGACTTCCCTGCCCGATACCAACTTTTACTGCATCTGCCCCCCAAGAATATAAGTCTCTCACCGCCTCAGGAGTGGCTACATTGCCAGCTATAAGATTAGTCTCTGGCAAGTTTTTCTTAAAGTAACTTAAGGTTTGCTTCATGGATTCGCAATGACCGTGGGCAATATCTATTGTTGCAAAATCCAGCCTAGCCCCAGATGAACGTAGGTTGTCTATGATTCCAAAGTCTTTGCTCTTTACCCCAAAGCTTGCTGAGATAACTTTTAGATTATCTCTGTTACAGTCTTCGATAAATTTTTGTATATCTATGTCAAAGCGATGCATGGAGTAGAAGTAGCCGTTTTCGCTTAGGTATCTTGCCCAGTCTTCATCAATAACCGCCTTCATATTGGAAGGCATTACTGGGAGGTTGAAATTAAACCCTAAAAAATTTAAGGAAGTGTCGCATTCTGTTCTTGATTTACACTTTGTGTAGTTTGGCACCAGACATAGATCCCCGTAGCTTAATAGCTTCATGTTTTTTCCCTTTTTTGTTTGTTTACTTTTGGTTTTAGCTTTTTGCTAATTCTTTTGCGAATCGCAGTGCAAGCTCTCCATCTTTATCTTCAAGCTTTTCCTTGTCCTCGTAGACTGAAAAAAGCAATCCCCCTCCCCCTGATCTTTCTCCTAGTACATTGTAGGTTTTTCCATCTTCCCTCGTCCACTTGTAAAAGACTACTGTTTTATATCTATTAATCATAAAAGTAAACCTACCGCTTCCTCAAGCGTAACGTTGTGAATTAAATTCTGCGAATCTACCTGCTTTTTCGAGAAACCTTCTGCCTTGGCCCATTCTTTTAGTTCTTCGCTCCACTCTGGAACATAGGATGCTGACTCAAAAACCGCCCCGCCTTCTGAGACGGAAGCCATGTCTCCCCTGTCGTTTGTTAAGGAAATGAAATCTACTGGTTCGTGGGAGTCGCTTCTCAATAATTCGACCCCTTTTTTCCCGCACTCTTTCCTTATAAAATTTGCCCTGATCTCCACCTCTTTATTCATTTATTATCTCCCATATAAAGCGTTCATAATTTCTCTAGACCTTGCCCTTAATCGAGCTTTCTCCCTGCCTTCTTTTTCTTTCATCTCGTCCTGTATTAGAGATTCCCTTGCGGCTTCCTGTTCTTTTGCCTCTAGTCTTGCGAGTTTTTCCTGCTCTGCCAGCTCTCTTTCTCTTTCTGCAGCCTCTTGCTCTGGGGTACCGTGGGCAACAACGAGAACCATTACCTTTTCGCTTTCCTTTAGCGGTTCAAGTTTTTTAGAGTACTCTACTAGATCATGCCATTGGGCATCGTCAACCTCAAGAAAATTATCGCTCTCCCTAATTTTGTCGGGGAGAGCCGAGCTTGTCACTAAGCCGTACTCAACCTCCATCGGGTAATTATTCGCCGTCTATGTCAAACCCATCGATGTCGTAATGGAACGTAACCGTAAAAGTTCTTTTCGCAGTATCCTCATCAACAATGGATAAGTTACCCCTTGCAATGGAAAACTTTTTAGGTTTATCGTCCGAATCAAGACTGTCATAATGGGCATAGGTCTGCTCTAGTATACCCCATAAGAACTTACGATAGTCCCCATTGGTGTGGGTTTGCGAGTCCGCATACGTGAAGCTGTCACCTATATTAGTGAAGGGGAGGTAAACCCCAGGCGCTACAAGGTTAATACCAGCAGAGCTGGTGTTGTCGCTTGCCCAGTCGGGGAAAACTCCTGTTGGATGTACATTAATTGCCATAATATTTTATTAGTTAAAGGTTCTTGCCCTAAGTTACACGGCAAACTTAGAATTGTGACATACTACTTAAGAAGTTCTGCCAATTCCTCATCCTCTTCCCCTTCTTCCTCTACTGTCGCAGAAGGTTTGGCTGCGG